TGGGCTGAGGACGTGCAACTGAGTGGTCCTACGAACATGCCTGTCATGCAGAGTGAGTTCAGGCCCAATGGACAGATTTCTGGTCCCGCGAGCACTGTTGCTGCGGTTGCTGGTAAGTTGTCCAACGCGCCCTACATCGGCCCGTACGCCAAAGCTACATCTATGGTTGCCACTACATTGGGCGACATAGCCAGCTTTTTTGGTTTCACCAATGTGCCTAACGTCAGAGACGTGGAGCCAATGAAGCAGGTGCCGTTCAGCTTGGCCAGCACCAGTATCTCGGAGCCAGTGCAAAAGTTGAGCCTCCAGCCCAAACAGGAAACAGCCATTGGCTCAGAGCAGCACGGTGGTGATGGCAACGACGAACTCGTGATTTCCAGGTTCTGTAGTAGGTCTGCCTACATCTGTGCGCCCACATGGAACACCACTGATGGTCCCAACACGATCCTCTTCACCACCGCCGTGGCACCACAGATGTTCACGCGTTCAGGCACCGAGATTGCGCATTCCCCCATGAGTTACATTGCCAATCATTTTCAGTATTGGCGCGGTTCCGTGAAGTTCACGTTCAAGGTCGTGCGCTCACCCTACCATCGGGGCCGTTTGCAGATCTCCTGGGATGCTGGTTCAACAAGCCTCGCGTCCAACCCGCAACTCGGTAATGCCAACAACCTTAGCACCATCATGGACTTGGATGAGGATAGTGAGTGCTCCTTTGTCGTGCCTTACATGCAACGTGAGTTGTTCACAAAGACTTACGCCATCAGTAACACCGGTTCGACTCTATGGTCCACTAGTAACGCACCTACTGGTAGTTGGCTGCGGTCCAATGGTGTTCTCAGCGTTCGAGTGCTCAACAGACTCACGGCTCCAGAAGCCAGCTCTTCCGCCACCATACTCGTGTTTGCTAGCGCCTGCGATGACATCGAGTTTGCGGGCCCGCGAGACTTCGACGTCTACAATGGTAACAACATCCTCAGCCTGAATGCTCAGACCACGGCCACTGCGCAGAGTGATATCCAGTACTTGGACGAGGCCCACGCCACGGAGCTCATGCCGCGAGGCGCGAACCACCGCGTGTACGACCAAGTTTTTGGCGAGCGCATTGGCTCGATGAGGGAGTACATGCATCGGAGTAGCCTCAGCTTCCTGTGGTATCCTGGGACCACCACTGGCGACGCCGGCACCGGGGCTGTGCGCATCCCTATAAAGCGCATTCCGCCGCCGCCAGGTGTCTTCAACAATGGTTGGTGGACCGGAACTACTTCGAGTGGTCCCAACCAGACTGTCTTCTACACGAAGATGCACCCCATCCTCAGCATGTCAACATGCTTCATAGGGTACAAGGGTAGCGTCAACGTGAATGTCAATGTGGACCAACCCAGCACGACCACGGCCTCTGATACTTTGTGCATTCAACGCATTGCCAATGGTGACGGGCTCGATGCCGCCTCGCGGCGTCCCAGCTTGTACACTTACAGCAACCCTAGTGCGAGCTTGAACGTGAACGGCAAAGCGGACGTGCGAGCGACAGAGTCAGGAAGAGCAGGTTTGGCGCTCACTAACACCAAGACCAACGCGGGTTTGTCAGCGCAATTGCCATACTACTCCAATGGTGGTTTCCAGATGTGTGACCCGAGACGCGAGTACAGCAATCAGGATGACTTCACCGATCGCAACAACGACTGGTGGCGTTTGGAATGGCGGTACAACAAGAGCTCTAGCCCGCAGTCGACGGCTGGCGCTCTCACCAGTGTGTATTACGCTACCGGACCGGACTTCGACTTGGTGTACTTCATCAACGTGCCAGTCATGACGCTGGTGTCTGTCGT